CACATCGCGGCGCGTATCGCAGCCCGTCAACAGGCAGGTACTAAGTCAGCCATTACATCCGCTATTGTGGGTGAAGGAGGAGCAAGTATTCCACGCATCAGCATCCGTGCTGGTCGTTATCGCTTGAATGAAGACGGCGTTGAAACAACCGTAGGTGTGACGCTAGACACAATCATCGTGGGCGCGAACAACCGCGTATCCAAAGTTTTCTATGGTAAGGCATTCGACGCAGCAGCCGAAAACGTTCGCCCTGATTGCTGGAGTAACGACGGCCTGAAACCAGACGGCTCCGTAGCCTCCCCCGTGCATACCTCTTGCGCAGATTGCCCGAACAACGTTCTGGGCTCTAAAATTCTACCATCTGGTTTCAAGTCTAGATTGTGTGCTGACCAACGCCACTTGGCTGTAGTCGCTGCGGCGGACCCCAGTAAGGTGTACAGCCTGACCGTGCCGGTATCTGGTATGACAGGCCTGCGTGAGTACTTTAAAGACCTAAGCAACTACGGCATTTCACCAGAAGAAGTTGTAACTGAGTTGGGCTTTGACGACCAAGCAAGCTACCCTAAAATCACTTTTAAACAAAAAGGTTACGTGCCAGAGAAAGCTATCTCCCGCGTAGACAGTTTGTTGCTGAGCGATAGTGTCAAAATTGCAACGCGTGAAATGGCCCCTACCAAAGCGGGACCGGCGTTATCAGCTCCAAGTACAGCTAGTGCCATGTTGTCTCATGCTGAATCATCTGGACCCACAGGCGAAGAAGCATACGAGGGAGAAGAACCTATCCAAGCAAAATCTGTGCAAGCTAAACCTATGGTTTCCCCTGTGAAGGCATCGGATGAATTAGCTGCTAAGATCGACAGCCTCTTCGACGAGTAATAGAATAGGCGTTAGCGTACGCCCCGGCTGGTCCGGGGTTTTTCATCTAGGGGCATGTTTTGGACACAAAGAACTTTCTTACTCGCATATTCGCCCAGACAGACGAGCTAGTTATTTGCACACACAGACCTGATTCAACCGGCAGAGACCAACGTGGTATCTTCTGGAACCGGGGGTCGTTTGCAGATATTGACGAAGCTGTAGCCGCGATACAAACTTGGGACGCGGAGCCCAACACCACGGTGTATTACACGGTCGGCGCCTTTGCCAACCACGCGTACATGGACGGTGACAAAACAAAGTGGACACGAACACAAGCAAACGCGACGTGGTTTAAAGCCCTCGCATTAGACTTAGATATCGGTGCCGACAAGCCATACGCAACACAGTCGGACGGCTGGAAAGTGCTTAGTAAAGCGTTGGGTGACATTGGAATGCCGGGCCCGATGGTCGTGTCTTCTGGCAACGGGATTCACTGCTACTGGCCGCTTACAGCCGCCATCACTAAAGAGGAGTGGGTCGAGACTTCCATAGCGCTACGACTGGCGCTTGAAGAGCACGGTGTCGAGATAGACACAAGTAAAATTCACGATCCTTCTATGGTGCTTCGCCCAGTGGGTTCTCACCACAAAAAGCAAATACCATACAAGGTTGTCGAGTGCAAGCGGGATTGTCCTGATTACGAAGTTGACGCACTTAAGCAAGTACTAAGCAACTGGGTAGGCAAAGCCATAGCGAAAGCGAAAGCGACGAGGCCAGCAGGGGGGCGTAAGAAGTCCTCCATCATGGACGCAGTGCTTAACTCAAACGACGTACGCATCGAGGAAGTTGGCAAGCGCTGCAATCAAATTGGTAAATTGATTGAATCAGGTGGCGTGCTGGACGCTGCTGGTCGTCCAGTGGAAGAACCTCTATGGCGCGCGTCTATGGGCATGGCTAAGCACGCTACGGACGTTCAAGAGGCAGTCATTATGCTGGCGGGCAAGCACGCCGACTTTGACCTCGACAAGAGTCTTGAAAAGATTGATGGCTGGCACGGGACAGGACCTACGACCTGCGTAAAGTTTGAGCAGTATTGTGCTGCTGGCTGTGATAGTTGTCCGTACCGTGGGAAGCTGACGAGCCCAGCGCAGTTATCTGTTGTGACCGAGACAGAGATTGTGGACGAAGAAGGCGTCGCCAAAGAGTACACCCTACCTAGAAACTATGTGTTGCAGAACGGGCAGATTTACCTCGAGAAGAAAACCGAAGTGACGACCACGGACGTTAACGGTACCGATGTAGCTCAGGAATTGATCGAGCATGAGTTGGTCAGTCCGTACGAGATGCACATCACTGGCGTCTACCACGACCCAGCTAGCAGCAAGTCAGCGTTTAAATTGATTATTAAGTACCCCATGTCTGGGTGGATTGAGCAAGAACACGAGATGCCAGTGCTGGCAAGCATCGGTAAGGACTTCTCTACGTTCTTATTGAACCGACAGGTATACATAAAAAACGTGGGGGCACAGGAGAAACTGAGGAGTTACCTAATGGACTACTTAACAATGGTGCAACAGCAGACACCAACAGGATTGGATTTCACTAGCTTTGGCTGGCAAAAAGATGGCTCGTTCTTGTGTGGCGAAGTCTTGCTGGGCTCTGACACAACGGATATGCGCCTGCGTGGCAACGCGGCGATCTATGGCCCCCTGCTCGAACGCAAGGGTTCTCGGGATGAGTGGGTACGCGCTATGGCACTACTCAACAACCCCGGCTCAGAAAACATCCGTGCCTGTACGCTGATTGCTGCCGGTGGGCTGATTGGTTTTGTGGGCGGTAACTCGACGGGAGTCGTGTCCATCTATTCGACTGAATCGTCCACAGGCAAGTCTTTATCGCTCATCGCTGCCAATAGCTTAGTTGGTAGACCCAAGGCGTTGTTCTTGGCGAAGAACGATACACAGAACGCCCTGTATAACCTGCGTGGAATGTACAACCACCTCCCTGCCTGTATTGACGAAGTGACGACGGGCAAGGACGATGACCTTGTGGACATGACCTATATCCTAAGTCAGGGTCGGGAGAAGATTTCCATGACCAAGGACCGCACCCTGCGTGAACCAGTTACATGGAATAGCGTTACGTTCATGACCACTAACATCTCGATTCATCAGAAGTACGAGTTTGCGCAAGCTGGCAGTGATCCGCTAAAGGCACGGTGCTTGGAACTTCCTCAGCACGACCGGGTGTTCGTCTCGGTGATGGGGGACAACGACTATGTAGCGCGAGAGTTCTTCGATCTAGTGATGAACAACCATGGCTGGGCGATGCCGGAGCTGGCGCAGATTATCATCGACAAGGGCGGCCCAGAAGCTGTGTGGAAGTGGGCGGAGTCGTCGTTCAGTAAAACGTTTGGCTTTGAGTTCGAACCACAAGAAAGGTTCCACAGAAGCAACATTATTTCTGCGTGGGGGATGGGGCGTATTGGTGAAGCGTTGGGGCTGTTCCCGTTCGACATTAAAGGCACGATTGATTTCTTGCTGAGCCATATTGCCCGTGCACGTAAGGACGCCAAAGACAACAAGATCGACGTGTTCGACATCATTGGCCAGTTCTTATCTGAGCATAATGACCAGCTTGTGCAATGTCGCGAGAAGTATGGGTCGGGGGTAGAGCAGGTGACTATGCCAGCACCAGAAAAGGCTGTAGCCCGCATCAAAATATCGTACGATGACAACACAGACGTGATGCCCGGTAGCATGGCCGCGATCAACAGAGAAAAGCTGCGTATGTGGCTAAAAGTTCGTAACGACGGCATGGATCGTATTGAGCGTGAGCTAGAAGACGCCAACGCACTAATCCGTAAGAGCGAGCGTATTACAATGTTCAAGGGCTGTCCCAAGACGGCTCCGGGGCAGGCGAAGGCAATCATCGTCAACCTAAACCACCCTCGTTTCGCAGAGACTGTAACAAACAAAACATCACAAAGTAAAACTACTTTAGCCGTACTACAAGGATCAACAGCAGCATGAGTATTGAAGCAATCGAGTTATGGCACAAAAGGGCGCGGCCAGAACCATCTTTCGAGGATTTCAACGTGCAGCTAGGCTGCCACTTTGAGGAGATCACAGAAATGCTGATCGCCCTAACGGGCGAAGACGGCATAACCAACAACAAACTGAGCGAGATGCGTATGTTTATGATGAGCCTAGCAGAGGGATTTAAGTCCGGCAGGTTTAAAGCCTACGCATCCAACCG